CATATCAAGACGGGTCAAAAGACTATTTTAGCGCGTTGGTTATGTCGTTCAAAACGAATGCTGGTAGCGTTGACCAGATTTTATCAGGCTCTATTAATTTAGAGATTAACACCGATATTATTCAAGTCGCCTTACCTTAATTAGTACCAAGCCCCTTTAATTAGGGGCTAACAATAAGAGAATACCATGGATTTATTAAACCTTTTACCGTCCGACAATGCCGCTATTACGCTAAAGCACCCCGTTAGTAAAAACGAGCTAGAAGGCATGACTATCAGTGTCAGCGGTCACGATTCCGCTACGTTTAAGAATGCCATTAAAGAACGCGCTAAGGCTCAAATGTCGCGCAAGTCTGCCGATGTTGACTTTATTGCTAATGATAAAGAAGCGGTCGAGTTGTTGGCTAAATGCACAACAGGATGGACGGGCATCACTGAAGGCGGAAAAGAACTGCCATTTTCTACAGCCAACGCCGTCTATATTTACACGAAATATAACTGGATTCGTGAGCAGATTGACAATGCAATCGGTGATCGTGCTAATTTTTTTATGAGTGCGTAGAGCGACTAAAACTCTACGCTAAACAGCAAGCGTGGTGGAATAGTTGCCCACAAACTAAGGGCGCGAAAGAGCATAACACTGTTTCGCGCCTGTCTAAATTCAAGTCTAACAATCCTCAGTCTATCCCTTTCATGCCCGATATAAAACACGGGCTTTATCTTATCGAATTATTACACGAAGCTGGCACAATCTCTTACAATGAAGGCGTAGCAAGGCGTTTGTCATGGTCTGAATTGAAAGCATGGTCTGATTTTGTTGGGTATGATTTAGATTCGTGGGAATCAAGTACAATCATGCTATTATCAGCTTGTTATGCCGAAGTCTGTAATGAAGCAACAACCAATGATTGTCCTATGCCGTGCCAGCCGACAATGACAGAAGATAGACGAAAAGCGGTATCAATGAACATTAAAAACGCGCTACGCTCAATCGCTAAAGTGAGGTAAAAAATGGCAGTAATAGACCTTTTGATGATTGGGCTAGGGATTGATACGCGCCGCTTGCGTGACGGTGAGCGTGCATTAGGACGTTTACAACAAGCAGGAAACAAAGCAGAGAATGCGCTAGGCCGCATGGCTTCGATGCTTGCGTCAGCCTTTGCCGTGTCTAAGATAATTGAATATGCCGATGCTTATACTAACCTTCAAAACCGCTTAAAACTTGTCACCGATTCGACAGAAGCACTTGGACAAGCCACTCAAAACGTTATTGATATTGCCCAAAACTCGCGACAAGCACTAGGCGCAACTGGTGACTTGTATTTCAAGATTAGCCAAAATGCTGAAAAACTAGGGTTATCAGTAGCGGATGTTTCGCAAGTAACGGAAACGTTTGGTAAAACATTGGCACTATCAGGCGCAGGTACTCAACAAGCAGAAGCTGCTATTTTGCAATTTAGTCAGGCATTGGCAAGCGGTGTTATTCGCGGCGATGAATTTAACAGCGTGGCAGAAAATGCACCTGCGGCAATGGATGCGTTTAGTCGTGCGTTAGGGGTAACAAAAGGTGATTTAAGGAAGTTAGCGGCAGAGGGCGCATTAACTTCTGACGTGCTTATTCAGGCATTAAAAGAGCAAGCGTCCGAGGTTGATGCGGCGTTCGGCAAAACAGAATCAACAATAGGGCAAGCGTTTACAGGATTAAAAAATAGTACGATTGTTTTTGTTGGGCAATTAAATGAGGCCACAGATGCTTCAAAATCATTTGTTGGTGCGTTAGAAGGTATTAGCGCATGGGTTGATAGCGGAGAGCCCTTAGAGTTTATGGTTTATCAAACAAAACTTTGGGGTTATGCGATAGATGATACATCGAAAGGCATTGAGTGGCTGCTTGTGGAGCTTGGAATATTAAAAAATGATGGTGGTAAAACTGCTGCATTTTTAACTGATGCGTTCACTAAATTACCAATAAATATCACATCATCGTTTAAAATAGCATCGGTAGAGGTTAAATCATTTTTTGATTATGTAAAAGAAGGTTTGATTATCTCTGCCGAAAGATGGCGCGAATTAGATAATGAGCGTAAAAACTCTATTTCTGAAATTTTGGCTGAACGTGATGCACGATTGGGCGCAGGTGATGCAGCAGTTAAAGCCATTCAAAAAGAACGCGCAGAAAGACAAAAACAAAAAGAGGATAACGCTTTTTTTGCAACCGTGGACGAATTGCTTGCAGAAAAATCAAAGTTAACAGCTAAAGAAATGCTAGAGGCATCACGCAAGAAAGCTGAAGCCGACAAGATTGCTAAAAAATCAGCGGACGATGCGACTAAAAAATCTGAACAGTTAAAAAGTCAGTACGATGCTTTAGCTTTATCTCAATTAGAGCAAATAGAGTTATGGGGTAAAGACACAGGACTGGCAAAGCTAAACTTTGACCTGAAATATACAAACCTTAGCAAGTTAGGGCAAAAAGAAAAAGATAATCTCATTTTGCAACAACAAAAAATTGACGCACTACAAGCCGAAAAAGACCTTGCCGCACAACAAACAGAAGTTGATAGTTTTATGGCAGGTCAGGCGCAAGAATTGGATGCTTTACGCGCTCAGTACACATCAAAGAATGAGATTGTTTATCAATCAATGAAGGCAAGACAGGCTATTATTGATGAGGCTTATGCTACCGATCGTATGTCAGAAACAGAGTTTTATACTAGAAGCACACAAAACGACTTACAGTATAATGCTGAAAAACTGCAAATTCAAAGCGATGCAATGGCAGAGCAAAACGCCTTAAAGAATGAAGAATTTAACGCGGCATCTAATTTGGCTGGAAATATTTTAGAGCTTGCTAGAGCAACAGGGCATGAGAACAACGATATTGCAAAAGTGGCTTTTGCTGCTCAAAAAGCTATAGCCATAGCTCAAGCAATTTTGATGACGGAACAAGCCGCATTAGCAACACAAGCCAGCTATGCAATGATGGCGGTTATGAATCCTTTAGCTGCACCTGCTTTATTAGCAGCAGGAACTGCACACGCAATGGTGATGCGTGGACTAGGTTATGCAAGTGTGGCGATTATGGCAGCTACGGCGAGTGTTGAACTTGCTGGCGCACGAGCAATGGGTGGCAACGTCCAAGGCGGCAAAAGCTATCTTGTGGGTGAGCGTGGCGCGGAAGTTATCACAATGGGTGGTAATGGTCATGTTACGCCTAATCATAAATTGGGTGGCGGGGACTCTAAGATAACGATTGTTAATCAAACCACAGGGCGTATTGATAGTGTCGAAGAAAAAACCATGCCCGATGGTGAGCGTATTTTGATTATTCAACAAGCGCGTGATTTAATAGCGGCAGAGATGCGCGACCCGAACAGCAAAACGTCACGCTCGATGCAATCATCACTCACAGTACAGAGACGCAGATAATGCCTACTTTACCGCGTGACCTTTATCCCGTTTCATCGCCTAGCGGCTATAGTTATGGCGCGGCTGGTGGCGTTTCTAGAACTCAAGTAGAGGGCGGTTTTAATCGCTACGCTTTAGACTTTGATCGTGGAGTCCAACAGTTCAATGTTGCATTGGCTTGCACAGCAGATATGCACCAAATATGGACGTTATTTTTTTACAACATCATTAAAAAAGGTGCGTTATCGTTTGACATGCCGCTAGATAGCGGCAGAGGGCTACAAGCACACACGGTTAATATCATCCCAAATTCTGTCAATGTCAGCGAAACAGATGGCAATAATTTTGTCGTTACGTTTAAAGTTGAGGCTGAATCAAGCGCGTATGAATTTGATGAAGGTGGAACTGGTGCGATATTGGCGTTATGGGAAACAGGCGCGGACATTACAGATATTACAGAATTATTTGATCGCCTTGCTTTATTCGTTTTAACTGAAACATTGGTGCTTGTATGAGTATTGATATTGAGCAACAACTCAGAGAGTTTTTAGCAAGCTCCCCACAAACTAAATACATGATTGAAGTGGTTAGCATTTCCCATTCGTCACTCACTCAAACCTATCATTTGTGGAAAGAGCCAATGAACGGCGCGGTGGTTGATGAAAACAGTAATACACTTGTTGTACAATCAACTAATCTAAATGTGGCACTGGCAGGCACTCCCGACAATTTAGACCAAAAATTCAACGTGTCGATTGACACAACAGACGCTGATAATGTACTCAGAAAAG